CCAATGATGGCTTACAATGGCGATATGATTATGTTATTTGGATCTAACCCTTCAGGGCAAAATCTAACTGTCATAATTAACTCGCTCGTTAATAGTTTATTATTAAGGAGTTGCTACTATACGGAATATCCAGATGAACCAGTTGGATCTTTCACTGACTATTGCGCATTTGGGACATATGGAGATGATGTAAAGGGCTCCGTTTCGGAATTAAGACCCAAATTTAATCACATCTCTTTTGCTAAATTTTTGTCACAATTCGATATGCAATTTACTATGCCTGATAAAACTTCCACTGCCACTGAGTATATGGAAGCGGATGAAGCAGACTTCCTCAAACGGAAAAATCTTTATAATCCAGATTTAAAGGCTAATGTGGGAGTGTTATCTGAAGATTCAATTTTTAAAAGATTACACTCACATTTATTATCGAAGGAGTTGACATTAGAGCAACAATCCGCGCAAAATATTGACACTTCTCTTCACGATTGGTTCTATTACGGAAGAGACCATTTTGAGTATCGTCTTAATCAGATGAAAGACGTTGCTGCTCGAACTGGAATTACCCATTTGTGTCATGGGTTCGGTAGAAGTTATGATGAGCGTGTACAAGAGTGGTTACAAAAATATAGACCACAAGACGCTAATTCTGTCATTCCAGATCGTATTACCTTTCAGGAAGGTTAGTAGGTTAAATCTTCCTGTCCCGAAATCCATCGGGGTTCTAGTGTACAGTTAAAACGGGTTATGTATATATGGTTACCGTTTGTTTAAATATTTTGTTTTTGTGTATTATAACATTCAGGCTTTGTACATATGGTGCAGTCCTCGTACTGCACTCCTATTTAGGAGAGTGGCTGGCCACCACACTACAAAAACCCTCACTCGAGTTTGAGTTAGCTCGAGATTTTGTTGTATATATAAACTTACTGAACATAGCAATTATAAAATAAGAAAAGCCAATAATAAATTGGCATCCCAAAACGTAACATTCAACGATCAAATTGATCCATATTTGTATGATGTTGATAGTCCTATCGATTCAACACGGATGTTACAAGATTCAAGTGATGCGACTTTAGACAACTTCTTTTCGCGTCCTATAAAGATAGCAGAATATGAGTGGAGTACAACGCTCCCAACAATTGCACAAGATTTTGATCCCTGGTCACTCTATTTTGAAAATCCCAGAGTGGCTAACCGACTTGTGAATTATAACCTTTTGCGTTGCAAACTTTATTTGAAGTTTGTTATAAATGGAAACGGTTTTCTATATGGTAGAGCTTTAGTCTCCTATCTCCCGCTCGATGTATACGATGATTTGTCGACAAATGCTGCTCTTATCAGACAAGACTTAGTACAAGCTAGCCAACAACCGCATGTTTTCTTAGATCCTACTACATCTCTAGGAGGAGATATGTGTCTTCCATTCTATTATAACGAAAATTACATAAACATACCTGATGGAGACTGGGATCTGATGGGTCGAATATTTATTCGTACTCTATCAGATCTTAAACATGCTAATGGGGCTACTGACCAAGTTACAATTTCTTGTTTTGCGTGGGCTGAAGATGTGGAGTGTTCTGTTTTAACTATCGCAGAACCTACAACTTTAGTTCCACAAATGGGTACCAACGAAGTTGATGAAGCAAATCAAAAGGGTGTAGTTTCTGGACCTGCCTCAGCAGTTGCGAAAGTAGCGGGAAAGCTGAAAGCTATTCCTTACATTGCACCTTATGCTCTTGCTACAGAAACTGTGGCTAGTGCAATTGGTGCAATGGCAAAGGTCTTTGGTTATTCAAGACCAACGACTACACGCGTACCAGAGGCATATCGCCCCACGCCCGCTGCTTCATTAGCACTGACCAATGTTCCAGATACTGTTCAAAAACTTACAGTAGATGAAAAACAAGAACTAACCATAGATCCAAAAATTGCAGGTATAGGTTCATGTGATTCATTAAGTATTAAGAGCATAGCTTCAAGGGAATCGTACTTAACGAGTTTCTCCTGGAATGTAGGAACAGCACCAGAAACATTATTGTGGAATGCAAGAGTTGACCCATGTACTTGGGCTGAGTCATCTGGACC